TCAAAAGGTCGTCAGTACTGACAACCCCATGAGCGTCTGCCGTATAGTACCGTGTTTCATTTCCAGCATAGAAACGGGTATTGCAATCGCTATCAATAACACGGCTGGCCGCTTCTATGACATTCTCCAAAATTGTGTCATCTGCGTTGTCAGTTATACCAAGCCGTGCTTTAAGTTCATTTAGTGTGCAATACCCGTTGCTAATTGCCATTTGTTACACCGTCGCGCTAAATGGGGTAGCCTCAGAACCTGTTGCCCGGCCGGTAATGCGAACCAACCAACAGTCTGTAGCAAAATCCACCAACTCTACATAATCGCCCTTGTACCCGCCTGTGGTAGTACCGTTAAACGTAATGGTGTCGGTATCAACGGCCGTAGCCCAACCAATAATGGCTGGAGCATCGTCAATAACTATAGCAATACCGAACATTACATCGTTACCCGTGACTTTAATTGTGGTGCTATTGCTTGTGACAGTAGTACCAACAATGAAGCGGTAAACACCCCCGCTACCAGTGGCGGCGGGCAGTGTGACAGCGATACCGGCCGCACGGTTCAGGGTAACAATTTTGCCCTCATGTGTGGCCTCAGTGACTGCCAGTGTTGAGGCGGTAACGTTGACAATGCGGGCTGATACGTCAACCGCTCGGATAATTTCCGAGGCAGTTGTATTTTCTAGCCCCTTAATGTCGTCAATTTCCGCTACCCCTTTTTTGAGGTTATATAAATTTCCACTCATTCTAACCTCCTAGACGGTTAAATTGTAGGTGATAGCAGATGCTTCGGTGTCACGATAAGCGAACCCTGCCCGCATCATTACTACAATTTCTGTAGCATCAGCCGCAGGAACGCGGGTTGTTTCCATTTTCATTCTACGCCGCCAAGCGAAACGCCATTGGTCAGGACGGAACGCGATAATCTGACCGTAAAGGTTATTACCTAAATTATCAACGTCAACCTTACCGGCTGAGTTGCTCAAGCCTGTACCACCCGCTTTACACATTTGCCCAGCGATAATGTTCCGATAACCCCAGATACTCGTTACCATACCGCCCTCAACTGTTGGGGCTGAGAAGATGTCGCGGGTTTTAACTTCGGCTAATTGCAAAGTTTTGTAGTGGGTAGACGGGTCAGTTAAGAACACAACTTTGGAGCGGTCAATAGCGTTGATACCAGCAGACCCCATGAGTTGGGCAGTGGCCAGATAATCTTCAATGGTGAGGGTTGTACCCGACGCGCTGTTAGCTGTGTTGGTCACAAGGGCTAATTTGCGTAAACCATCCCACACCAAGAACCAATCGGTACTATTTGGCGTTCCTGCAATGTCGTTAATGTTTGTTGTTGCACCTGTAGCGGTGTCACCGTCAATAAGGGCAGAATCTAAATACTCAGCCCCGGATTTCATAATCTGGTCGCGCAATTGGCCAACATACTGCAATACCGCATCTTCTTCTAGCTCACCAGTCCACAAAACACGCGCCCCTAACTTGCTAAGGGTCATTGTTTTATTAGCAGTTCCGAGATTAGAAGCGGTTACTGTGTTTGTAGGAATGCCACCGGGGTTGCTTGACAAACTGGCTGATTGCGCCACTTTGTACCAAACAGGGTCTGTAGATTCTAAGGGAAACACGATGCTTTCTGCACCGGGTTGAGCTTCCATTACAGAGCCAGCCCGTTCTAATTCCCGTAAAACTACCGCCTCGGTGCGGATTTTTTCCCACAACCGGCCGGAGTAGAACACGCCAACCCACTCATCCCCATAGTTGGCCAGAGTAGATTGGTTAATCTCATTAGCTTTCGTGTTGCCGCCTAACCGTTGTAAGAAAGATTTGGCATGGTTGCTATATTGACGGCCGTCAGGAGTAGCGGTAAGTTCCGCGCTGTCATGTCGTTTGACTAATTGACGGGCAAGAGCATCGCTAACCCGAACACCACGACGTACACCTTCAAAACTTTTAACCGTTTCATAGGCTAAAGCTAAATCTTGTGTGTCGATATGGTCATACTTGAGGCTTTCTTCCAACCCACTGATAACGTTTACATTTTTAGCGGCGGGGGTATTGCCGGGGTCATTAACCGGCGTTTCTTTGGTTTCCATGCTGTCTAACCGTTGATTTAACAAGGCTAGGGCTTTCAAAATTTCATCACTCATGTTGTTATCCTCTGTTTGATTGTCTAATGTTTCAGTAGAAGCACTAGCGCTATCACTTACAGGGTTATCGCTATCGACCTCCCCCGCCTCGCTACTGTCTAGTGTTTTTGTACGGATTAAATATTTTGTAGTACGGCTTTCGGCTGGTGTCATGGTTAAAGAGATTTCTTTAACATGCCACATTTTTATAATTCCATCTTGTGTTTTTTCCATTAAATGCGGGGCTGTGCCTGTGGATAATCCACACTTGTTGGTAGATAACACCCGGCTTACATAGTCCCAATACTCAGCCGCTTTTTTTAGCTTAAGCCGGAAATATAACCCCGCATCGGTAACGTCTACCCCTACCACCTCGCCTACAGGTTGTCGCACCCCTTTCAAATGGTAGGTAGTACCGCCCTCTTCCACAATGTCATCTTGTGCGTGGTCGAGGTAAACGGTTTGGCCTTTAATGTACTCGGTTGCGTAGTCGGTCTGTGGGGTGAACGTCTCGCCCTCAAGGTCTTTGACGTTGAATAACACGCCGTACCCCTCGACTACTGCATACTCGTTTGTTTGTTCTGTTATTTTTAGATGTTCCATAGGTTAAATTAAAAAAACTACGGCTAAAAATCCCCCGTTAGGAGAACCTTTAGCCGTAGTCGTGTAGAGTAGGGCGGTTATTTATGTAATATGCTTAGTATAGACAACCGTCTATATAATGTCAATTATCAGGCGGATTCTCTACCACTCTGAACCCGTCGCTATCCCATGCCACATTGAACGGAGTGCTTGCCCAAACTCCCCTAACTTCTAACGGTGGGTAGAATATGGTGTAAAAAGGAATAACGGCCGGGCAACATAGAAGGGCGAAAAGGTCGGATTCAACCAAGTAGTATTGTATATCCCCTATTTGATGCAATAGCTTTATATTTGGCCTAAGCTCAAAATAAAGATAAGGGTAATTCTCTAGCTCTGTGTTTAATCCGACAATACCAAGCCTCTTGTATTCGCCAACGGCGGTCAATCGTTCATTATCAGCCATTCTTTACCGCCTTTTTCTCTCGTTTCACTGGCTCAACCTCAACCCCTTCTTTGCCAAAGTGAGCCTTAACCTCACCTAGAATGTTGTTACCTAGCCCGGCAAGGTCTAAGATTTTGCCTAAGTCTACCCGGTAAACCTTACTAAACTTAGGCTGAGTACCTACCGTGACATTCACAGTGACATCATAGGCCAATGTACCAGCGTCTTTATAGGTAATCTGCAAATTGCAGTCACCGGGAAATAGCTGGTCTAATGTCTCTTTAAGTGTACCCCTAACTGCTTTGTTAATGTCAACTTTGTTCATGTTGTTTGCCTCTTTAATTTGGTTTCGTGTCTTTTTGGTGAATTAAAACGTAACGGGTTGAGCCGTTATCAGGGTCGTTTATGTTTTTGTAATCTTGAACTTGTACGCTAGGCACACCCCAACAGCTACCACAACAACCGACAATGTGAATTTCTAAGTTTTTGTCAATGTCCTTGAGTAGTTCCAAAAACTCACCTACTGTCATTTTGTCTGTGTTCATTGTTTTCCTCTTGTGTTTTGTTGTGTGGATTGTCTGTGCAGGTTTAGTTGAATAACATCCCCAGCCGGGGATAATTCTGCACTGGAAATGGTATAGCTATTCTGAACATTCCCGGCCGTAACAATGACAGCCTCGCTATCAACGCCTAACTCGTTTACTAGTTGGTTGACGTTCGGGAATGTACTCCCTTGCTTTTCAGCCGTGACAGTAAACGAGCCAATACCGCCGGGGCTTACTGCTCCAAAGATTTTTAGACTGTTGACGGGGTAAGATGTTGCCCCTATCGTGATTGTGTTGTTAGTTTGGTTGACGGTTATCATTTTCCCTCAAATAAATTGCACCCGAAGTCAGATTCTACCAACAGACGGGCATAATAATCACTTCCATCCTGCAATGTAGCCACCTGCCCGCTCTTTAGCTCGGAACGGTCAACGCGTTTTATAAGCCCACAAACAAAATAGCTAGTCGGCTCGTCTTTATCCGTTTCATAAGAATAATTTGTTACTGCCTCGCCTAAATGTTTGCAATTTCCACATATTTTAGGGGTCATTTTTCCACCTCCTTAACTAATTCTATTTTTACCTTAGCTTTGTAGCCCGGCGTTTTGCCATACCTAGCATAATATAAATTTATCAATACCGCAATTGCCGAACGCCAAATAGTGTTGAACTCCGATACCTCTATTTCCAGCCCTTCAATTGTGGGGGTAGGTTCAGAGAATACGGCCGGGGTTGTGTTATTTGTGGTCATTTAGATTTCTGCCCTCCGGCGATTTTGCGCCAATAACAATTCTTTTATCATCGGTTACATAAATATACAGTAGTTCGGCGGGTGTCTCTTGCTCACCAAAGCAGATGATACGAGACGGGTCAAGATTGGCTAGGATTTTGCTTAGCTCACCAACCGTTAACCCTTGAGGGTATTTGATTATGGTCGCGTGCTCGTGTACTGTGCTTATCATCATTTCTTTATTTCCCGTTGAATAACGTCGTTTATAACGTCCTCTAATTTTTGTTTGTTCTCTGCTTGCCACTCGTCAATGCGAGGCCAACCGCTTGCACGGTTAAAAGCGGTTTGTGTTTTGGGGTAGTCCTCTGGTGCGCCGTATAGATAAGGTGCGCCCGGTGCTTTGTTGGCAATGGTGACTCTTTTATAGCGATTCTCCGTTTTTGTGTACGTCCATTTGCGGATTGTGTCTCCCGTTCTCACATAGCCTGAGTTTGGGTCGTGCCTGATTTTGCCAGCCCCTACCCTTGCCCAATATGCCCGACGTTGTACGGGTGTCGCTAGTCTAGTGAACGCGCCAACCGCTTTTTGTGGGGCAACTGCCAACCTATTGATAGACCATAAAGCCGCGCTTTCTAGTGCTTTCCGTTTTATTTCTTTAATTTGGTCGGGATTTAAAAAGCCCAAACTCTCTAAATTTTTTATGCTTATTCTGAAAGCCATAAAGCACCATTATCCTATAATCGGAACTACTGAACAACGACAACGCGGGTGCGCGGGTGGTGAATCGTATGCCTGCCCTGCATATGAGGCGGCCGCATTGTTGCCGCCGGGATGGGTGAATGGTGTGCCTAATGGAGTAGTTACCCCGTTGTCCAACTGCTGGTTAATGTTTCCCGGTATTGTCTCGGTTTCGCCAAACTCCAAACCACCTAACGGGGCGCAAATAGGACAAACTCTTTCATCATTTGCAGTTCTCCACTGCATAGACTGAACTAAGCCACTAGCCCGCCAAGATTCAATGTTACCCCGTGCGTATGCCCTCGTAACCTCAGTCACGGCTATTGCCTCTGCTCTTGAGGAGGAGAACCCATAATTATTTGCCAGAGTTTGGGCCAATTCTAGGATTGTTTCTTTGTTGTTAATCCATTCCACTATTGTTTGTTTTATCTGGTTGATGGTTGATTGTCCTAGCTCGTCGAAAAGTGTCTCTAAAAAGCCATTGTCACCTAACAACCAATCTATAGCGGCTTGGTTCGCTGTATCCCAGTCTACCCCGAACTCCTTAGACACTCCCATCACCTCGGATTCAACCCATGCCCGGCCGTTATTGACCCCTGCGGTCAAGGATTCTAGCATCATATTCCTTAGTGTTAGGCGCAATGGCTCAAAAGCGATTCTAAACCGTTCATCTAGTTTGTCAGCGTCGCCCACTGTTTTTACAAGATTTTTAGCGGCGTATTGCAAGTTTGCCTCGATTAAAGGGGTGTATTTATTCTCTAATCGTTCGCGTTCTTTCAAGCCTGCCAATGTTAGCCGGGTTGTTTTGTCCACTGACTTTTTTTTTATCTCTTCTTGTACTTCCTCAGCAGACAAATAGGCGGGAATAAAACCATCTAACGGCTGTCCTTTTTTAATCCGCTTGGCTATCCAATTCCGTAGGGTTTTGCGTTCCTCTGCGGCCGGGTCATCCTCTGGGGTGTCGTCCTCCTCCTCTTGAGGTAGCTCTTCCTGTGCGCTTTCCATCTCCTGTTTAGGCAACGGAGGCAGTCCTAGAAATTCCCGCCCCTCGTCAACTGTCATCACAGGTTGACCAACGGCCGTATTAACTGCTTGCACCTGTAAAAGTTGAGCCTCTTGTACTATCTCTAATTTATTAGGCTCTAAAGTGAAGGTGTACCCTAACCCGTCAAATAGTTGTTTGTTGAGTGTATTGGCTATCCATTCCGCCTCCGTGACAATGTTTTGGGTAAACAGTAACCGCGCTTGGTGTGCTGTTGAATCGCTACCTAGCCCGCCGGTATTCTCGCCTGTTAAGATGAACTGAGGTACACCCGTCACTGCGCAAATTTCCGCTAACAATTCCTTTCTAATGGGGGAATAGTCTAGCTCGTTAGGATTAGCCCCTAACCGTTGTGGCACAATCTCACGGTTCAGGACGACAAAACGGAACGCATTCCGCACCCCTGCCGCCAGACGCTGTAACCGCCCTTCTATCCGTTCTCCCTCTTCACGCCCTACCCCGTTAGGTAGCGGAACGATAGTAAGGGGCATTCCCCCCTGTTGGTAAAACAGCGAAAGCATAATAGTTGAGTATCTAAGGGCTGTTGCAGAATGTTCTAAAACTGAGGATGTGGGTAAACCGGGGCCGATGTCGCGTAATGTGGGCAACCAAAAATACACAATGTCACAATTGCCCCGTTTGTCCACAGGATAGAATAGCCCATTATAGCGGAAGCCCAATAGCTGATTTTTCTTATGGTCTAGGTCGTAGCTTACCTGTGTCGGGTCTAGCCAACGAATACCCAATAGACGGCCGCTCTCGCCCTTTAATTTGAGTAGGTAGGAATAGCCATAAATAGAGAAGGTAGACATGTGGACACGCTCAACCAAGTCCCTCAAGTCCATATCTATATCTAACTCAACGGGTTTTTTGCCTCGCCCTTTGGTGATGATGTGCGGAATAGCGGCGACGTGTCGGGCTTTCGTTTTATACGCCGCATACAACCAGCTAGTACCGAAACTCAAAACCTCAGCCGGTGGGGCTTGCTGTTTGTCGCCAAATAAACCAGAGGCTAGATTGTTCAATACATTCTGGTAATTTTTCGTTACTTGGTCAAATTCGTTTTTATATTGGTTCATTAACTTATCCAAAGTGGGGCAAATTGTGAGGAATGATGCCAACCTATCGCCAAACTCATTACACAGTCATCGTGCATCCCGGCCGGGGCTGAATATCTTATTAGCCCGCTTGGTAGCTTCTCGCTGTCAAAAGACATAAGCTCACCTATTAAAACCGGGTCGTTTATTATTTTAATCTCATTATAATCAAAAGCCCGCTCTAATGCTTGTATTGCGGTTGTTTTGCTTGCGTTGGTAGTCTGAAAGCCGATAGCATAAATACCGCGCTGTTGGAGCAGGTCAATTATC